TTTTTGTACAGAAACAATTAGTTTTGATGTCCGTTTGTAAGCACGATTGTCTTTTCTCAACTGTCTTGCTTCCAACTGTAACTTATCCAAACTTTTCTGGATTTTTTTGATTTCTCGAAATGAGTCCATTGTTTTGAATTATAGGTTATGAGTTGTTTGTGATACTGTTTTGTTTGTTTGTTTGTGCTGAAAGTTTTGATTCGAAAACGTCAATTTTTTTCAGGATGCGAGACGGCGATGTGATTCTTCAAATAGCACCATAGTATGAAAGCGCTTTCTTAGACGCTTCTATTTCTGCTACTTTTTTGTTGATTCCTTTTCCTACTCCGAGAATTTCTGCCATGTTATTTTTAACACAAACTGTGTGTTCTTTTGTACCACGAACTTCTTTGACATCTATTTCGTAAAACTTTGGAATAAATTGGTGTTGATGTTGACATAATTTGACAAGTTTATCCTTGTAATTAATACTCGTTTTCATCAATTCTGTGAAATCTACGTGTTCCTCAATTTGATTTACGATCCAACGACTAGCATACTGGAATCCTGCATTGTGACTCTTTTCAAAATCCAAATATATGGCACCAATGAATGCTTCGAAAACATCTTCAAGAATGTTTTTATTCTCCCTGCCGTTGTTTTGTTCAATTTGTTGAGAAATTATTAAATACTTGCCCAGATTCAACTCCGTGGAAAGAAATGCCAACATATTACCGTTCACGAGTTTCGTTCGCATAGTTGTCAAAAATCCTTCGTTCACGTCGGGATATCGTTCAAAGAGATAACTTGCAACCGCCAAGTTCAAGATCGAATCTCCCAAGAACTCGATTCGTTCGTTGCTTTCTTCTTGCAAAGGAAGAACGTCCTTTGGACAATTGACGTTGCCTTCAATATAATTTTCGTTTTTTCTTGTACAATATGACTTGTGTACAAATGCACGACGATAAAAGTTTATGTTGTGCACAGCAACAATTTCATCAAAACCAAGTATGTTGACAACCTCTTTTTCTGATATCACAAAGTTAAGCTCGTTGTAAGGAACCGTTTGAACAATATTAGACATTATGTAGGAATTACAGAACGATAAACAAGAATAAACTCAAATTTTTAAATTATTTTTTTAAATGTATAACACCATCTTAAAGTTCATAAAACCACAACCATTAAAAGAAATGTGAGCAGGTTTCTATTAAGTACTTGTGTTTTTAATGGACTCAAACACATATTTAAAGACAAAGAACAATTTTTGAACGCATTGTATAAGTAAATTAACATACATCGTAAATACTACGCATTTACTTTTTACATTTTTATATTTTTACATTTCGAGTACAAAATGAGTTATTGGGTGTTTTTGAAAATCGTTATTGTGTTACTATGTATAACCCTAATCATTAGACGAAATTATACAAAAACAAACAAAAACTGTTCAAAACGAATTCGAATAAAGAATTCGATTCATAATCGAATGTCGTCGACACGTTATTCCGTTGCAATTACATTACATGCGTTGTTTGATAATGAAAACGAATGCACACAGTGTGAAAATCACGAGCTGGATAAGCAAACAATATGTTTTTATTGTGATTCGTCATTGGCGTCTAAGTTTCGTGCTGTAGACCATATTTATCCTGTTATTGTGAACAGACAACCTTCCAATCGATTGGTGTTATCCAAATGGAATAAGGTTGTTTGCTGTATGTCATGCAATTCGCAAAAATCCAACCATGACTGCATTGATTGGATGAGAAAAAAAGGAGTAAAGAATGAGAAAATCGCACGAATCAAAAAAAGGATGTCAAAGATTGGATTTCTGACAACAGAAGATTATAATAAACTATTGACAAAGTTCAATCATTTTATGAAAATTCACGAAAAGCAATGCGATTCATTGACAACTCTTAAATAAATGGAACACTATGATCGATCAATACATTTTATTCGTAATGGAAAATTTTTGAAAACAGTTTACATGATATTAAGTATTCATACGTAAATAATGTTGGAGTTTGTATTCAACTGTATAGTGTTGTGCATATCTTTTTTGTGGTGTTTTTGTTTTCATACGAAAGATTAATTTTCTGATATGTCTCCATGAAATTCACATATTTCTTGATCTTTTCATCTCAACCATTTTTTTAACGGAAAAGATTTTTTCTGGAAAAGGATTATGAGCCCACTGTAAAAGTGATTGTCTTTGTCTCGCACGAAAAGAAGGGTCCCCCTCGCGGTTTTCTTTACGCGCATTCTTTAACACTTGAGCGACGTGTCTTTTATAAGAATTCCATCGTTTAATTTGTACTTTATCTACATCTGGAATACGTCTTCCAATGTAATACCTACACCACCATTGAAACCAACCTCGTATATCTGGCTCTATGATCCAATTTTTTTGTCTCCATACACGCAGAGAAAGACGACTTCGTATACCAAAATAATTATGGGTTTTATCGTACTCTTTTGTTCCAGGAGTATCTTTTGTTATGCGAGACGTTTTGCTCTTTTCAAACCATTCATCTGGAAATTCATTTTGACAGTCGTTCAAATATTTTCCAGAAAAAACACCCATAACAAGCATATCAACTGGTGATAGTGCATCTTTCATTATGACGTCAATATTTGTAGCGTAGTTTTCAGATAATACGTAGTTATAATCTTTCTGCATATTATCGTTAACGAATATTTTCAAATCTTTTTTGAAATCTTTTATTTTCATAGTTTATTTATGTAATAATATATTGAAATAAATACAACATTATGAGTATTACTGTATTGTTGACAATAATGTTATGTTCATATGATACTTAAACTGTTTATTGTGATAAATCATATATCAAATGATATATCAAATGAGATATCAAATGATATATGATTTATAAAAAAAGTGTTGGCGCTGATCATTCGATTAAATAACTCTTAGCCATTGTGAATGTTCAACTATCCTTATTAGTATTCACAAAAACTATTGTAAAAAATTTAGTTGGAGTACGCGAGACCACCCATACCAGACATCACACGTAACACGTTGTAGTTCACAGCGAATACCTTCACGGTGTCAGAGGAACCTTGGTTAATGGACTCAAGGTTGAGAGTGGCATTGTCTATGCGTGACATGTTACAGGTACCAGATGGCTGATGTTCTTCAGGCTTGAGCGCGAAAGAGTACACGTTGATGTGCTTGTCCTCTGGCACGCGTTCGTGGTGCTGGTAAGGTTGTACCAACTGGAAGTACGCTGGCTTGCGTACAGAGAAACGCTCGTGGCCGTTAAGCTGAAGCTTGGCAGAGGAGTAGGTGGTTTGGGGTGAACCATTAGCGTATTCTACCCACACAAGCTCCTTCACGGGGTGGTTGAAGTTGAGCTTGATCTTGGAAGAAGGAGACTCGTCACCAGTGAATTGGAGCTGTTCAATGAGGTATTCGTGAGACACCTGGGCGAATCTACGGCGCTCGTCAGTGTCGAGGTAAATGTAGTCCACGTAGAGAGAAGCGTTGGACATTGACACGTCAGTTGAAGGAGCGGCTTCGAATTCGATGTTGATCTTCACTTCGTGGTACTGGAGAGCAATCAAAGGAAGAGCAAGTCCTGGGTTGCGGCAGAACCAGAATTGAAGGGGCAAGTAGAGGGTCTTGTTAGTAGTGGACACATCTACAGTGGTCATCTTATCATAACCATCCCAGTGACCAGCGGTTTGGGTAAGTTCGTTCCAGATGGACAACCAAGCACCGTAGTGTTTATCGATGCGTTGACCACCGATTTCTACTTCTACGGATTTCACCAACTCATGGGCAGATACCTTAACCGTAGTAGAGGTGTTGCTTACGTCCATCTGCAGGTAGATGCGGGAGATTAAATCACCGTTTCTGGAGATGGTGCAAGTCACCTTGTTTCCTAAGGTGGCGGTACCATTGAATGTTTGTTCAATGGATTCCATAGAGAAGTTGGTGTGACGTCTGTACACCACTTTAAAGAAAGTGATTTGAGGGTTGCCAGACAGGTAGATGTCTTGCGCACCATAAGCTACAAGTTGCATGAGTCCTCCTCCCATTGTTTATTTTATATTAAGGTGAGAAAAAAAAACATGATTAAATACGTAAATTTGATTCGTAACATATTAAAGTGTTAATAATCACTTTAGAACTTTTTTTAGAATATTCTCTTTATTATGTATTTAAGGTTTCTTTTTAACGGACTCCTATAATAATATATAACAAATGAAATCAAACAGTTCACAAAATGTAAAACCAATGCATCAGAAGAGATCATGTAGTTATCAAAGATCAACGAACACACTTGACCATTGTCACAAGGCGAATTTGGATATATTCGAACAGGATAGATCTAAATTAGAAACAAAGAAAGATGAGCTAAATACATACAAAGACCAACTTGAAACGATTCTAGCGAAACCAAACAACTCCAAAACAGATGAAGAGTTTGTACATATAGTAACATTGAAAGAAGAAATCAATAAAATGGAAGATGAAATCAACCGTATAGAAAATAATTCATCTGAGTTGGTATATTTTACCAACACATCTCATATTTTGTACAATTACTACAATTTGGTTGAAAATAATAACGACAACAAAAAAACAATTAAAAAACAAATTATTTCATTAAACAAAAAATCAATTTTAGATTACTTTCATAAAAATGAAGATTCAGATACCAATGCTCAGAACACACAATCTGATGAGGTTCCTAGTACATCAAATCAAGATGACATAGACGATGAAAATAACTCAGAAAACGAGCATGACTTTAATCGTGCATCGTTATTGGACAAATACTTGTCGTTAACAGATTCGAATTATATAAATGACAATATAAATAATATAGTTGCTGCGAACTGTGAGCATTGTTCGTCTTCTTCAAAAACATTTTTACACAATGATAGTATAGCATACTGTAATGATTGTTTTGCTGTATATCATTTATTAACTGACAATGAAAAGCCTTCGTATAAAGATCCTCCAAAGGAGATTAGTTATTTTTCATACAAACGAATAAATCATTATCAAGAATGGTTAAATCAAATACAAGGTAAAGAAACTACAGACATACCTGAAGAAGTTTTTGATCGAATCATGTTAGAACTGAAGAAACAACGCATTTATAATACCAAAGACCTAAGCAGAAATAAGATTAAAGAAATTTTGAAAAAACTCAAAATCAACAAATATTATGAACACATTCCATACATCTTAAATCGTATAACTGGTATACCGAACCCTAATCTGACCCCTGAATTAGAGGAAAAGTTGCGTAATATGTTCAAAGAGATCCAAGTTCCCTTTTTAAAACATTCACCATTAATCCGAAAGAACTTTCTGTCATATTCGTACGTGATTCATAAATTCATTCAATTACTGGACAAACCAGAATACTTGAAACATTTTCCTTTGTTGAAAAGTAGAGAAAAATTACATCAGCAGGAAGAAATATGGAAAAAGATTTGCTTGGATTTAAATTGGACCTTTATACGAAGTATCTAGGCACTTGGAAGCACAGGCATATTTCCTGGAGAGGGGAAACCCACTAAGTTGGCACCAATGCCTAAACCAGCGCCAGATCTCGCGCTCACACCGAGACTAGGGCTGAATAAATCTAATAAGCTGAAGGTTGCTGCAGCGATAAAACCGATTAAAGCAACATCTTCAAATGACATCTTTTTATTGGGCAGGAGAAATGCAGCAGTCGACACAACCAAGCCTTCCATGATGTACTTTAATACTCTAATGAAAACTTCCATAAAATCGAACGTGTAAGCCATTGATATTTATTTATATGAATATATTTTATTTATTTATTCATTCAAACAATTACTTAAAAATAATGCTAATGTATTTCTCAAATGATTCCAACAAAAGAAAAAGATTACTTGGATACAGATTCTAAGATTCGTGGTCAAAACTTTACTTGTGTATCCTTTTTATCCCCCGAGGAACTGATTAAGAAGAAGGAACATTTCTACTTGGAAAAATTTTTGACTAGTTTTTCAAAATCTCTTTCGGACCTGTTCAATGAATTTGAAGAACAATATCCAGAAAAGTTAGATCAAATACGAATCTTCAAAGAAAATAACGAACTTTATTTTAAACCTAGTGAAATTCATACTCATTTTAAATCATTCGTTTCGTCTGCTGGAGACAAACTTGATCATGAATTCAATTCAGAAAATAACTTTCAGACCAATGTGCGAGGGTTAAAAATCAGAGGAACCTATGATACATTAGAAGAAGCACAACAACGTGCAGATATTTTGCGTAAAATGGATCAACAAAAATTTAACATCTATATTGCCGAGGTTGGATGCTGGGTTCCATGGAATCCCAATCCAGATGAAGTTGGTGACCAAGAGTTTGCAGAAACTCAACTGAATACGCTTATGAAGAGTTATTTAGAAAATACAGAGAACAAGAATGCTTTGTTCATGGATCGCAAAGATGAACTCATGAAAAAGATTGAAGAAGACAATCAGAAAACGATTACAAGCAACGTAATTCTTACCGAAGATGAAGATAAAAATGATGAAGAACAAGATACGGTAACAACGGAAGGGATAGAGAAAAAAGATCCTTGGTTGTCTAGCAAGGAAGACACGAAAGAGATATAAAACTGTATTAAAAAGTATGTAAATAAAAAAGAATGAAAAGTATTGTTTTTATTATATTTATCATAGGAATCATCATGATCATTGACGGAACGTATCGAGACGAGATTGATAAATATAAAAATGAAAAGAAAATCGTATACAAGTTTGTTCCTAGAGCAATGTATGATGACGTATTTATTGCTGGAACAAAAGAACCGTTGTATAGTTCTATATTTGATGATTCGTTTTCACATCGTGGATTGGGAATGTATTAATAAGAATTCAAATTCATGATGATGAACTTTTCTTTTTCACATTTATCGATGGTTTTTTCTTTCTAAATACAGAGGGATCATAGTCGTCTTCTCTATCGTCTTCGTCTTCATTGTTACCCATTCTTTTACTCATTTCCCAGAATTGTCTGTTGCATATGGTAAAAGGTGCGTGGTTTGCTGCTTTATACCAAAATACATTATCTTCAAGTTTGTTGCTTTTCGTTGTATTGTCTATCACAAGACACTCATAATTTTCAGTACATTGATCCATCACCTGACAAAAGATTTCGAAGTTTTGAAACATTCCTGCATAGTTGTCGTATATTCGTTTCCTATTTGCTACGATATTTTCACGAAGTATAAAAATATAATCTATATTAGTTCTTAGATTTGGAGGTATTCCTAGTGGGTATTGCATAGATATAACAAAGAACATTTTTAAGTGACGACCGTTCATAAACAATGCCCTTACATTTTTTTCCTTAGTCCAAGACGAATCGTATAAGCAATCATCGAGTATGAGAAACGCTCGAGGGTCTATTTGTGAAGAACCATATTTATGAACTTCCTTCTTTATATTTTTCAATAGGGATTGTTGTCTTTTGACTACATTATCTATAATTGTAGAACGATATTCATCATGAATGAACATTTTAGGAATAAACTCTCCAAAGAATCCGTTCGCAGCTTCTGTTCCAGATATGACAGTTCCGACTTGAAAAGAGTTATTGTAGTATAAAAGATCTTTTATCAAGAACGATTTCCCTGTATTTCGTTTACCTATCATTACGACAACTTTATCATCAGTAATCGTTGAAATATCGAATTTTCGTAATTCTAATTTCATTGTTAATAGCACAAAAGATTATTTTCAGTATCATCAAAACGGAGGATCTCCAATTTTGATGTTGTTGTAAACATTAGTGTTATCCTTAGTATCTGATATCAAAATGAACATCATATATGAAATTAAGAAAATGATGATAAATATAATGATGGACTGATAGTGATCTGGTTTTGTTTCAGATTGTTTTGATTCTTTTTTTGAATGGTGCATATATGTAGTAATACACGCTGCAATCGTTAAAGCTATCAATATACCTTTGTATTCCATTTATTGTACATAAAGATTAAATATGCAAGAAACGGAACGTGATACTAACTCTGTGATTTGAGTAACAAATATTTTTTAAGTTTGTCTCTAGAAAGTTTAGAATCCAATCTGTTCGTGGATAAATCTATCCCGAGTAAACGTTTGACTTTATCAGAGTTCTTTCTTTTTAAAATTTTTGTTTTAAAATCTACAATTTTTATTGATTGATTTTTAATTTTATTTGGTGAGTCGTTCGCGTCCACCACCGCCACAGAATCTTCCTGAGTCTCTGCGAGCACCTCTTGGGTGTCAACTTCTTTTGCGTCTTCCTGAGTCTCTGCGAGCACCTCTTGGGTGTCAACTTCTTTTGCGTCTTCCTGAGTCTCTGCGAGCACCTCTTGGG